ATTTATTTTATTATTATTATTATTATTATTATTATTATTATTATTATTATTATTATTATTATTATTATTATTATTATTATTATTATTATTATTATTATTATCATCAATTATATCTTCATCTAATAAAGAATCAATATTATTATTATTATTATTATTATTATTATGTGAAGATAGAGAGGAAAGGGAGTTATTAGAAAGATTAGGTGAAATGGGGATATGATTAGTGATTTGTTTGATAGGATTAATAATTTTATTATTATTAGGATTAGATTTGCGTGAAATTATTTCAATTTGAGAGATAAAAGAAAGGAATAAAGAATATTTAGGATTTAAAGTATTCATAGATATATAATAATAAAGTAAATAAATTTATGGAAAAAAAAGTGGAAGAAATGGTAGGTGAAAATAAATATATAAAAACGGAAGATAATAATATATATGAAATAAGATTAAAAAATTTTTATAGAATAGTGAATAATGAAGATTATATAAAATGTATAATAAGTGTATTAAATAATAATGAGCTATATAATAATTACAAAATAGCATATATATTATATAAAACTTATAATTATATAATGTATTATGAAACATTTGAATATATAATAAAAAAGATGAATACAGAAATAGATTTAAGTGGTATAAGATGTATAAAAGAAAAATATGATTTTATAGATAAAATAAATATGAATTATATAAATGAAAATTTTTCGATAGAAGATTATCAGAATTGTATATTAATATTTTTTGACAGAAAATATAATAATGATAGTATAGAATTTGAAGAGATAATAATAAAATATATGATAATAAATAATAAAATAATGTCAAATGAGAATTATTATAAAAAATATAAAATAAGATATATTAAATTAAAAGAAATAAATAAAATATGGAATTTAAAAGTTTAAAAATAGTTAATGACGAGAATAAAATTTATTATATAGATTTTTATTTACAAACAAAAAGTAATTATTATAATATAAATTATAATAATAAAATTTATAATATAAAATCAGAATATAAAAATGCAAATATAAAAATTTCATTATTATTAAATTACAATCAAGATTTTATTATTAATAATTATGATTTTAGTAATAATATTATATTTAATAATATAAATAAAATAGAAATCAATAATTTATTATCAATAAGAATAGATAAAATATATATAATAAATTTAGATTATAGAACAGATAGAAAAAATAAATTAGAAAGTTTATTAAAAAAATATAATATTAATAATTATGAATTTATAAAAGCAGTTGACAAAAAAGATATAAATATTATCAATGAATATAATCATTTAATTAATAATAAAAAAACAAAAATAAAAACTATAGGACATTATGCCTGTTTATTATCACATATAAAAGTTATAAAAATGATAAATAGTAATACTATAATATTAGAAGATGATGTATTTTTTGATGAAAATTTTATTGAAAAAATACAAAAATTAAAATTTACCCATTATGATATGATATATTTAGGAGGATTAATTGATGATTATAAAATAATATTTGATAATTATATGTTTAATAATAGAATTATGGGAATGTATGCATATCTAATAAATATCAAAAATAAAAATCAAATTTTAAATATATTAGAAAGAAAAAAATATCCTTGTGATATCGCAATAATAAAAAAATTTCAAAAATATAAAAAAATATTATATATGGATCTAATTAGAACAAATATAAAAAATTCTAATACTAGTAAAAAATCAAACGAATTTATAAATATGTTTAATAAAAATATAAATATTATAGAATAATTATATTATGAAAGTAGCAATATGTTTTTCTGGAGCTTTAAGATCATTTGACACTTGTATATATTCAACAATCAAATATCTAATTAATCAATTTAATAATCCAGATATATTTCTTCATCTATGGGATTTTAAAAAAGATAATACAAATATAGAATACAATTTTAAATGGCGTGATAATACTACTGATATTCCTCATATTTTAAATATTTTAAATCCAAAAGATTATATTATTGAAAAATATGATAATAATCAAGAACAAAAAATAATTGAATTATCAGAAATAGATATTACTAAATTTGATGATGAGAAAAAGAAAAATTATGGTTTTAATTGTTGTTCGATGTATTATAAGATATTAAAAGCTTTTGAATTAGCAGAGAATTATAGTAAAAAAAATAATATTACATATGATTTATATGTAAGAGCAAGATTAGATTTTATATGGGAAGATAAAATAATGTTTGATAAAATTAAAGAAAATACGATATATTTAATAAAAGATAGATATGCAACACATAGTAAATTAATTACAAATGATAAATTTTTTGCAGGTAATTACGAAACAATGAAAAGGATGTGTAATATTTTTAATAATATTAAAGATTATCAAAAAGAAGATATATTAATAGAAGGTCAGACTATTAATGAATATCATATTAAAAAGAATAATTTTGATGTTATATGGTTAGGAGATAAAAATACATATTATAAATGTATGGGAAGACACGAAATAACTAATAAAAATATAAAATATAATATAATAGTAAATGATTTTATAATAAATAAAGAATTAGAAATATTTATTAATGAATTAATTTATAAATTAACAAATAAAGGATTTATATTAAATAATAAAGACAAATTAATTACTATTTTACATAATTATAATAAAATAATTACAGATAATAATTCTAATAATATAAAAGACATTAAAATTATTTTAATAAATGATTATTATAAAATAATTATAGATGAAAATATAATTGAAATTAAAGAAAATTTAATAATAAATAATAATTTTAGTGATTTTATTACTAATATAATGGAATATAATAAAAAAAATATAAATTGCAAAATAAATGAAATTAAAAAAAATTTAAATTATGAAATTAATGATGTTATTTTATATAAATTTATGGATAAAGGATATTATCAATGTAAAATAATTGATATTGATAAAAATACTAATAAAATTATTATAAATCACGAAAATACTAACAAAAAAATTAATAATAATAATGATATTACAATTATTAATTATATGAAATATTTTAATAATAATATTTTATATTTTTAAATTTTATTATTATTATTATTTAATTAAATAATAATAATAATAATAATTATGAATAATTATATAATAATACCATTAGGTGGTTTAGGAGTTAGATTTAAAAATATGGGTTATTTATCACCCAAGCCATTAGTAAATATATTAGGAAAACCTATATTATTTTATTTATTAGACAATTTAAATTTATCAAATATTAATTATGTTATTATCCCATATAATAATGAATTAGCCAAATTTAATTTTGAAGATAGACTTAAAAAACATTATCCTAATATTAATTTCTTATTCTTTCAATTAGATAAAAATACTGATGGTGCCGCTGAAACTATATTATATTCTCTTAATAAACTTAATATTAATTCTGGTTCCATTTTATCTCTAGATGGCGATAATTTCTATTTATCTGATATTATTTCTTTATGGAATTTTGAAAATAAAGTTTTTTCTTTTGAAGATAATACTTCCGAACCTATTTATTCTTATTCTTTAACCGATAATAATAATAATATTATTGACATCCAAGAAAAAAATAAAATTAGTAAATATGCTAATACTGGAGCTTACGGTTTTAATGATGTTAAATTATTAAAAGAATATTGTAAATTTATTATTGATAATAATATTAAAATGAAAAATGAATATTATATTAGTACCGTTATTAAAGAAATGATTAATCATAATATTAATTTTAAATTAGGAATTATAGAAAGTAATAAATATATTTGTTTAGGTACTCCTTTACACGCTAGAATTTTCTCTAATAATTATCCTAAATATAATTCCTATAATAATAAAGAAATGATTAAAAAACAAAGATTCTGTTTTGATTTAGATGGTACATTAGTTTCTTTTCCTAAAATTAAAAATGATTATACAAGTGTTGAACCAATAAATAAAAATATAGAATTTTTAAGATATTTGAAGAAAATGGGTCATATTATTATAATACATACAGCAAGAAATATGTTAACACAAAACGGTAATCTTGGTAAAGTTTTGGCTAATATCGGTAAAATTACTTTTGATACTCTTGAAAAATTTAATATTCCTTTTGATGAAATTTATTTTGGTAAACCACAAGCTGATTTTTATATTGATGATTTGGCTATTAGTGCTTTTGAAGATTTGGAAAAAGAAACTGGTTATTATAGAAATCATATTGATCCACGAGAATTTAATAATATTAATCTTTCTAGTATTGATTTATTTAAAAAAAGTTCTATTAATAGTCTTGAAGGCGAAATTAATTATTATAAAATGCTAAATAATGAATTAATTTCTATTAAAGATATGTTTCCTATAATGTTTGATTATGATAATATTAATTTTAAATATTTTAATATTGAAAAAATTGATGGCATTCCTGTTAGTAAATTATATCTTAAACAAGAATTAACAACCACACAACTTGATAACATCTTTAATTCTATCTTGCGAATTCATAATGTTAATAATAATAATAATAATAATAATAATATTAATATATATGGATTATATGTAAAAAAGATGGAAGAGAGATATAAGAAATATGATTATAAGAAATATGAGAATAGTGAAATAATATATAATATAATAATAAAAAAATTAAGAGAATATGAGGAATTAGATTTAGGAAGAAAGAGTATAATACATGGAGATCCAGTATTTACGAATATTTTAATAAATCAGTTTGGAAAGATAAAATTTATAGATATGAGAGGTAAGATACAAGATAAAATAAGTGTATATGGAGATGAAATGTATGATTGGGCGAAAATATATCAATCATTAAAAGGATATGATGAAATATTAGAAGAGATAATAATAAATAATAGTTATAAAGAGAATATGATAAAACATTTTGAAAAGAGATTTACGGAAGTATATAAAGAAGAAAAATATTTAGAATATTTAAAAGTAATAACAAAGTCATTATTATTTAGTTTGATACCATTACATGATTATAATAATAATAAAAAGTGTGATAAATATTATAAATTAATTCAAATTATATAATAAATTTATATTTTTTTATCGTTTTAATTTAATTAATTTAATATTTAATTAAAATATATTATGGAACATTATAAAAAATTTATTATAATTAGTGATATTAACGATTTTAATAATGCAAATATAACACATTTCAGTTTAGATAAAGGTTATAATTTAGGTGTTGGATTAAAAAATAATAACTGTGATATTTATTATTTAACTACTTCAAAATCTTTTATTAATAATGATAATATTAAATTTATTAATATTCTTGAAGCTAATTTAGATTTTTTATTAACTTGTGATTACATCATTTTAGTAAGAGAAGCCGAATTAGTAAATCAATTAGAAACATATCAAGATCTAAAAAAAATATTTTTTAAACAAATTACTATTCCTAATAACAAATGCAAAATTATTATTAAATCTGATTCTATTGTATGGACTTTAAATAAAGATTTAAGAAAATATATTAGTAATATAACATCTTGTAATGGTTCTATTAATGGAATTGTTAAATGGATTAATAATAATATAGACTATATTTGTGTTCAAAATCTTGATTTTTTGGAAGAAGCAATTAATTACAATTTTAATAAAAAAATTATAATTCCCTTAAATATGGCTGTTCCTAATAAATATATAGATGTAAAAACATTAATAAATCCTTATGATATTACTCATTCTAATTGTAAAAATACAAAAAATTTAAATTTATTTAATTCTGGTGATGGTTTAATACCAAAATATTATGATGATAATCCAGAATTAATTAGTGAGATGAATGTAAAGAAAAAAATAATGGTTTATGTTGGAAGAATAAAAACCGATGGAGGAAAAATTGCTAATTTATTATCCGAAATTATGAAAAAATTAAATGATTATGAATTACATATATTTCCAGGTTCATTTATTATTACTGAAAATAATGTTATTACTAAATATTCTGCTAGAAATATTCATCATTTATTAGAATTAAGAAATAAAATATTTAGTGATAATAAAAATGTTTTTATTCATTACCCTTTTAATCATTCTGATATTTATAATTATCTTTATTTTGCTGATTGTGGT